ATGCGGTGGTAGCAGCGAGCAGACAAGGAATCATCAGCACACCGAACCAACCAATATAAATACGGTTGTTAGTAGAAGTAATCCACTGACAGAATTGCTCCCACAGGTTTACACGAGGAGAGTTAGAAATAGCAATAGTCATTTTTTCTTAGCAGTTTTAGCAGCTCTTTTAAAGTTGGCAGCAGTAGGAGCACCTTTGCTCCCAGGCTTGCGCATCTTCTCGCCAGAGCCCGCAGCGATTCTTTTACGCTTTGCGTGAATGTTAGAATAGAGACCTTGTTTAGCCATAGGATTTCTTATTTTTTTTCTTAACCAAAGGTAGTTGTGGTCCAGTACGTTTCATAAACGTATCTTTCTCATTAGGGTTGGTTGTCCCCTTACCCTTATCATAAATCTTCTTACCTTTCATTGCACCCCGATGTCCTGGACCAATATCAAAGGAGGGAGCAGAAGAAACGAAATTACTATTAAAAGCTTTTTGGTCTACTTTTTTGTTTTTCATTAGCATTTCCATTTACGTAGGGCAAGAGCCTTCCGTGTAGGACGGCCCTTTTCATCTTTCATTGGTCCCTTAACACCAGACATTCTAGCACAGAAGGAACGCTTACGGGGACCACCTTTAGGCTGAGGTGCCTTTAGGTTAGACCCCGTTTCTCTGTTATATTTTTCCCGCCCGGCTTTTGTCAAGCCACCTGAGCGGGATTTATGTTTACCAATTTTTAGGCTGACACTGGGCTTACTTTTTGTAGCCACCTTTGCCACCCTTCTTTTTACCACATGCCATCACTTCTTCCTCCGAAGTTTCTTGAAATCAGCAGCATCGATTTTCATTTTATTACCAGCTTGAGAAGCAATCTTCTTCTGTCCAGGAGACAGGGGCTTCTTCTTAGCAGGGGGACGGCCACGCTTTGAGCCGTATGTTCCAGGTCCTTGAGGCATTACCATACTCCGGGAATAATTTGACCAGTCAATGCATACGCACCAAGCGCAGCAATAACGCCCAGCATAGCCAGGCGTCCATTCAACATTTCTGCTCGTTCGTTATGAGTTACAGTGTATTCTTTACCCATGTACATAGGTGGTTCGGTGGGCCAGATTTGGGTGTTGTTCATTAAAAATTAATATTGGAACGTTCGAGTTTTTGAATGACATCTTGACGGTATGCAGGATCTCTATCATACCTAGGATCACTCATTGCTTGAACGAGTTCTGCCTGGCTCCGGAATGAACCAGTAGGGTTAGTGGGAGCTTTACCTTTAACAAGGTTACCCTCCACACCATTAGCATCTTGATAACGATAAGTCAAAGCTTGTACAGCGAAAAAAGCAGCGGCAGGATCTCCTCGATCCATAATGGAATCATACATATCAATCTCTTGTTGGGAAAGATTCTCTCCTGCCCATCCAAGCATTTGATTGTATTGTTCTTCTCCTCCAGCGAGACCTTTCAACTCCTGCACATCTTCACCAGACAATACTTGTTTGGTTTGATTTTCAGATTGTGAACGGTACTCAAGGTACATCTTAGCTAGTTCATTAGGGTCAGAGTTAGAAAGCTCTTTAATAGTTTCTTCACTGACTTTATCATTGCTAGCTTCTTCCCACAGTTTATCAAGAATAGAAACACCTTCTTCTGTTTGTTCCTCCTCTGGTTGCTCTTCTGGTGTCTCATCAGAGGAATCACCAAGTTTCTTTTGAAGCTCAATGTAAGCAGCTTCTAACTCTTCTGCATTTTTATATTTACCAGCAAGCATTGTTTCTTGCTGTTGAGCCATCTCCTCCCCAACCTGTAGGGATTCTTGCTCGTCTGCATTGAGTTCTCCCGGAGCTGTCTCTTCCGAGATCATAGACATTACTTCAGCCATATTAGCTAGGTGGTTGTTGTGTTAGTTGTGGATTAAGATCAGGGTTTTTGGATGGATCATTGATTGGTGCCTTCATTGCATCAACTTCCATTTGTTGTTGTTGCATTGCCATCTGTTGTTCCATAGCAGCTTGACGTTCACCCTGTACCTCTTGCATAGAACGTACAAGATTAAGGACATCAATACCCTGTGCTGCAGCCAGACGTTTAATAACCTCATCAGTGTTAATAAACTGTGCAATGGAATCTGGACCAACGGTTTGAGCAAGAACAGTAAGGAACTGAGCTAGGCTTTCACGATCTTGTCCTCTACCAAGTGCATTAATACCAGCAACAATAGTTGGCTTAACAATATTTTTAGGGATACGAGGAATGTCTCCCTTCTTCTGAGCATCACTCAGTTTACGATTAAGGTACGGAACAAGGAAGTCAACAGTCAATAGTGAGAACAAACCACCAAGCTGTTGTTCTAGTTCCATCTGTGTCATACGTACTTCTTCTGCAGTTGTACGTTCACTATTCCTTACATTAAGAATAAGGAATGCTTCACTCAACCTACGTTCAAAGGTTTGTGTCATCTCATAGGCAGTTCTGAAGTCAGCAGTCTTTCCTACTTGCACAACACCTACATCATCAGGTCTACCTTGAATGATTGCACCATTACCAGCATTGGCTAGAGTGGATGGTTTAGTAGTGCTTGAGGGGCTAACTAGGAAGACGACTTTAGCAGCTGCTGCAGAGCCTTCTACGAGTGCCTGAGTGAGTGCTTCGAGGGACTTGAGATCACCAATAAACTGACCTGCCCTACCTCGACCATAACTCTCACCATCGACTGTATTGAATCTGAGTGGAATCCAAGGGTTCACATCAATGGGTGACTTACCTTGTGATCCTTTAATGACGTGATCATATACTTCTTGATGCCATACGAAACGATTGTTGTCACGTTTCACATGGGTGTATACATCACAATCCCCATCAGAATCATCTTCATCTGATGTAACAAGTTTACCGTTAAAGTAATCTTTAGGTAAACGATCTTCAATTAATTTTTTTGCAATGCGTTCTTTAGTGACTATTTCAATCACATTGCCGTTACCATCACGATCTACGACGTAGCGATTCAAAGGATAAAGCTTAAGTCCATCCTTACCCATAAAGACTAGAGCATTACCACCAACTACAAGGTGAAGGAGTGCTTGGTGTACAACCACTCTATCATCTGATGCTGCAATTGATTCAAGGATAATGCGTTCAATCTTTGCAAAGGATAGGTCTAGTTCAGATCTAATTTCAGGTCCAAACTCTTGACCCAATTGACTCTCATCTACTTGTAGTTTAAAGAAACTGGTTTGAACGGGGAGTAGAGCTAACATCAATTTTGATGCTAGAGTAACTACCCCCTTCGCCCCAACACTTTGAAACGGTGTAATGAGATTCTTCATCCCCATGTGGTACTCTTCAGGACCACGGATAAGGTATGGAAGTGTAAGCTCTGATGCCTGTTCAGCTTCGTCTAAGAACTGAGAACGATCTTTAGATAAATAGTCGTACCGTTTCTTAGCTGACATTTGTTAATTATGAGAAAGTTCCAGATGCAGGCTGCATAGCTGCACCTGCTGACATTTGCATTCCTGGAGTTGGTACATTCAGTGATCCAATACGAAGACCCTGCCTACCAAAGTAACCAGTTGTGCCGCGTTTACGTAGTTGCTGTTGTTGTTGATTACCACCAGCCATCCTAACTTCAGCAGGAGCACGTTCAGGTCTATTCATCTGAATCATCAATTGTCTTTGTGCTTCCTGAGCCTGCTGTTGTTGTGCAGCAAGTTGTTGCTGAAATTGTTGTTGCTGTTGCTGAATAGCACGTTGAGCATCCTGTTGTTGACGTTCAGCTTGAGCCATAATTTGGAGCTGGGTTTGTACAGAACCAGCTACAGGATTTTTATAACCTTTAAGATAGTCAAGAATAGAGGAAGCAGAATAACCCTCACCAAGGGCTCTCCTTAAATCACCTCCTCCAAACCCAACTCCATAATTAATTCCGTTTGCAATAGTTTCGGTGTTAACATCAACACCACCAGCAATTCCTCTATATTGCATTATCCGTTCTCCTCCATATATTGGATGACCCACTCAACGACACTACGCTGACCAGATCGGTACATAATCTTCTCCATTGTATCTTCAGGTGTAGGGTTAGTGGGTGGAAATGTTTCTTCTAATTTAGTAAGCATGGCATTAGCAGTCATGCCACGTATGTCAAGCAAGGTTAGATCCTGAGTCACTGTTGTAAGTAGTTGATTGCGTTTTGAAGTATAGTTGTGTTGTCGTGCACCTTGCCGAGCATGAGATTACACTCGCTACATAATAGTCCTCTAACTTGACCGGACTCATGACAGTGGTCAACTACGAATTGCCCTGAGTTATGTTTAGGATCCTCAGAACCACAAATCTTACATTTGTAATTCTGCAGCTTTAGCATATGCTCGAATACCTCAGTGCATAGGCCGTAATTTCTTTTTAGTTTTTGTTCTCTCCCCTTTTTAGGGCAATAATTTTTCCTAAGTCGGGACTTTACGGCCTCTTTATTGCATCCATAGCTTTGTCCTGAATGTTCTTTAGTGCATTTCTTACATCGAGCCGTCCGTCCATCTTTAACTCGCGGCTCTTTGTAAAACTCGTCTAACGGTTTTGACTCAGAACAAGATCTGCAAGTCTTAAGCATAGCTTGGCAGATTACGATTATCGTGCTCGAAAAAACAAGGCATCCTTGCAGACCGTGTAGCGGAAAGCTCAGGAGCTTTACCTTCATACATCAGTCGGTCACTCGAATCCAACCAAAAATTTTTCGTTAAATATTTATCAGGTGATGCATTCTTAAGTGGTTGCATGACCCAATTGATAGTAGCTTTCCTCAGTTTATCCAAGGAATTAGATGGTCGGAGTCCCAACTCGCTGCAGATGATCGAGTTACAGGCAACATGGATCTGTTCATCCCGAGAGATGTCGGCACTGACTGTTCGCATACCAGCGTCACCATTAAAGCGAAAGAAAGGGAGAAGAACGAAGAAAATTGCACGCTCGGCCACCATCGCTTTGCAAATAGTGTGATCTGGATGCGACACCCACGCCTTGCGGAGAGCCATCGCTTCCTTTTCAGCTTGAGGATCAACGCCGTAAGCATTGGCAATGTAACCAAGAGCCAAGTCGTGGTTTTCCTCATCCCTAACGTTCGACACAAGTAGATCCCTTGCCAGATCCGGAATGTCAGTGGCCAAAGCGTCATTGATAAAATCTCCCACAGGCAGTTCCATATGTCTCAATGCAAGAGCACGGTGGATTGCTTCCTCCGCGCCTTCTTTGCAAGTACCAGCAGTTGTCTGGACAGGTGTCCACTTTCTTTTTCGTTGTTGTAGCTTTTGATAAGGATTCATTCTTGACAATCACAATTAAGGTCGTTTTCAGTAAATAGATTGTTCAGGTAATCATCAACTTCAGCCTCATCCAGAGCAGCATACGCATCAGATTTATCCTGAACATTTCCCATCACTTGAAGGGAATAGTAAAGAGAAGTCTGGGGCGAGTCTAGCCACTGCTCCACGAATTCTTCATCGTAGGTTACAATATCACTCCAAGAATTGAAGCTGTAACCGTGAGCAAGTCCAGTTCTAGAAAGAAGGGTCATGATGCCATCAGCAACACGCTTGTAATCATCCCACCCAACTTCAGAGGCAACTTCTACGTCACCATATTCATATGTTTGAACACCAAAGGTGTCACTATCTCGGTCCACAGTACGAGCAATAGGTGGAGCAATCTCAGGAGTACAAGTGTAACCGTCAAGATCAACGGAGCGGTAGCTACAAGACGCTGTAGGAGCGATTGCAAAGGCCCTAACCATATTGTTAGCCTGTGCTACTTTAGCTGCATCACGGATCCCCTGAGCAAGAGCTTGGACAATTAGATACGCTTTAGAGTATCCATGTCCACCATTAATGTAGTCGTCTAGTGTAAGACCAAAATCTCTGTAAGTTACTTTGTATCTACGGAGGAGGTTTGCAAGTCCAAGCATTCCGAGTCCCACCTGTCGATCAGTTTTAGACGGGAGGTATTCTCCAGTATCTCCGACACCTGTTCTACCATGTAGTTGGCACAGCTCGGACATACCTTTATAGAATGCAGCTGAGATGTCTTCAAGCTCACAGGCACCGAGATTGACGTGCTGTAGGAGGCATGTTCCTCGTGAGGGCAAGTATACTTCAAGACAGACGTTACCGTAGATTCGATTTCCATAGGGATCATTACGAATTTTATTCAACCAGATGTCGCCACGCTTGATACCCTCAAGCAACTCTTCCTTGTATTGCGAATCCTCCCACATTTCGTGGGTAAGATTGACGCATCGTTTAACCCAAGGAAGTTCATGACGAGGGGTGTTGATAAATTCAAGGATATCAGGATGATCGAGGTCCAGGTGAAGAACCACAGCACCATTCTTATAAACCCCACCCCTACGGAGTGTTTCATTTAGTGTTGAATAAATTTTACCAAAGGAGATAGGACCAGAAGCAGTTAAACCCTTTCCATTCTCATGGCCACGACCACGAATCTTAGAAAGGTGTACAGCACACCCTGCTCCATAACGTAGAGCATGGCTGACAAACTTCCAGCTTGCTTCGATGCCATTAGGACCTGTCATAGAGTCCTCAACAACGAATACGGTGCATGATACAGGGAGCCGGGAAGTAGGATCATCAATCCAACTCTGCACACGTCCGGTCCTAGCAATAACTTCAGGCATTGTTA